AGTAGCTTTATTGTTCATTGGGGCACAACCAACATTCCAAGTTGTAAGATAACCAGTTTTTCCAGCAGGAATTGTATAAAGAGCAAGTTGTGTTTGACCTAAACCAAATGTTGTTCCAGTTCCAATCACACCAATATCTGCTAGAACTGTACCTGTGCCGCCTGCACCAGTAGAAATTAAAACATTCCCTTCGTTTGTACCGGTAACCCCAGCAGTGGCAACGAAGGCACGATAAACTCTTAAAAACTCTAAAGTTGTTGCTGCTCCACCTACAGTAACTGTTTCTTCTATTTCATTAAAGTTGTTATCTAATCCAAAAATTGTTATGGTTCTCGCAGCGTCTCCACTTGCTGAATCTTCTGATTCAGCACTATATGCATATAAGGTACTTGGAGAATCAACAGCAAGGTATTGATATTTGCCGCCGTGCATCCAAACTGTTTCTGGCGCGTTTCCTACATTTGGATTTCTACCAAATTTATGAATTGCTGCGTATCCATCAACATCGCCGTTTGCGATAGGAATATTAGACGCAATACCAAACGAGTTGATAATGTTGCCATCTTTATCTGCGAGCATAAATGATTCGAATAATGTTTTATTATTTGCGAGATATTCTTGTTCGTTTTTGTTCCAAATTGCCATTTGTTTCTCCTCTTACTGGTGGGCTTATACCCCTATTTTTGCCACCCTTTAATATATTCTGTACTGAAGTTAGCCTTACTAAACTCTAACCTATCAACAATTTTAAGTGTATTTTGTCCAACGTGGTCGATTGCAACAAACCCTTCTTGTCCTGTAACTTCAAAACCTTTAGCAGTTTTAAGAAGTGTTGTAATACCTTCAACCTTATTCAGTTTATCTATAATTAAATGTTTGGCATCTACCAGAAGGTTATACAATTCAAATATGTTACCGACGTCTTTTAAATCCTTCTTGTCAAAGTACATTAATAGGTCTTTACCTTTTTGTATCTTTGCATCCTTTGTCGTTTGTTGTTTGACTTTATCAGCCTCTTTTTTCGCGACTTCCTCAATGTATCTTTGTAGACCAATGATGAACGCCTTAACGTTGGTGATACGAGTTCCTTCACGAACCTTTGTATTAATAAATGTATTGACACGGACATTGAGCTCTGCGTTTGTACTTAATTCGTTGAGTTTATTAGCTTTAATTTTTCTGAATAATGAACCTGCCGCAGATAATTTGGCCGTCAATGTATCTGTTTCTGTTTTGGTCATTGTAGCACTACCAGATTTATCCTGGAATACTGCGTCTATTGACCATACGCTGTTAACTTTCTTTTGCTTTGTTGCAATCGCCTTTCCAAAACTTGCAGACATTGATTCAAGACTTGTTCCTCGGTATGTTGTGTGCCAAACCACACCGATTTTGGATTTTGATATTGTTTTGCCGAGGTCGCTGCTTTTAGGTACCGCGTAAACAATGGTATTAGGATGGAAAGTAACACACGGTACTCCATCAATGTTTTCTGTTTTAAGATCTGATTGCGTATATAATAAATCACCTTGCACTACTCCTTCAATTCCGAGTTTACTAAACTCTTTAAGTGCAATCTTAAACTTAACCGCCAAATCGCCACTTAACTCATCATTAATTTCACTTTCTGTTTTATATAATTTAGGCGTTTTATTGAACACCCCTTTTTTGGCAACAAAGAATTGGCCATCTGATGGGTCAACACCAGCGAATATGGCTGGAGCTCCGTCCCATTTTGTAGTCAAACTCACAGGAGCAGAAGCATTACCAGATAACATATCACGAATAGCTCGTAAATAGTTAATAACATTTCTTGTTCCTGTCACACCACCATCAAGTACAGCATCTTCCAAATGGGTCATATGAAGATTTTTGCCTGCAGCTTCTGTAATGTATTGTTTAAACTTTTGCATTATCGTTTCCTTTTCATAGTAAACATAGTTCCACTACTACTTGTATCTGTGTCGATTGAATATTTGCTACCTAAATTCTTTGTTAAGAGTCTTTTGTACAATCTCTCTCTTCCTTGTAATACGTTCTTTGACTTGGATTTCTTATCCTTTGCTGCCGACGCATTCATATATTTGGGATTTTCCTTTTTAACAAAATCGTTAATAACTTTAAATACTGTTGCCATTACTCTTAAAGCATCACCTTCACCTGTAACAGATTGTTCACCATTACGCTCGAAACTAAGTTCCCAGTCTATGTGGTCATAATCATCAATGTGTTCGTCACCTTCGATGTTTATATTTAATTGGCCACCATCATCAAGTTTAACTGTAGAACGATACCCTTGCCTTCCGTCCTTCTTTAATACAGCCGGATATGGGTTATTTAAAGCTTCTGTAAATAGCTCAAATGATATCACTTGTCTTTCACCCGAACATAACCTTTATGTTTAAAATCCTTTTCAATTGTCTTCTGAATCATATCAGCAACCTTCTGGGAATTTTTAAAGTTATTTCTTTTTATTTCCTTCATTAACTTATCTTTTAAATCTTTTAAAATGTAATCCAAGCCAGCAGAGGAATCTGTAGCCAAATCAGCTGCTTCACTGCGCATACTTGAATAACCGGTCTTGTCTGCCTGGGCAGCTTTAATCCATTTCTTTGCTTTAGGGTTTGTGATTTTCTTCTTTGCAAATTTTGTAGCCCATTTAAATCCTTCCATAGTACTCTTATTATAATCCATTTTGTCTGAATTGTCAATAACTATAAAATTTTCTTTAAACAATCTTTGAAATTTACCAATGTTATTTTGTACTTCCTTCCACATTTGTTCGACTTTGTCATCAGGTAATTGTCGAGCTCTGGATGAGTTTCTGGCCAGTGCAGTTTCCAAATCAGTATTAATATACATCATTGCCACATCATAACCAGCAGACCTGGCATCACTCACTAATTTAGCAATTTTAGTATAATCTCTACCGGTACCATCAATGGTAAGACCTAATCTTCCTCTAATATATCCATCCATTTGTCGTTGTGTCAAATTCTTTGCATTGTCTCTAATTGCTTGACCTTGAGCACTCATAATGGTTTCGCCATCCATTTCCAGACCTGCAGCTGTCATTGCTTTTTCATATGCTGTGTCTGAATTTATATTTTTAAAACCTAAGGTATGTAATGCAGTTCTACCTGTAATAAATGTTTTACCGGAACCGGGACCACCTGCTAAAAAGATTGCTTTAAATATTGCTGGGTCGTTTGGTCCTTCTTCGAGATGTGCCTTAAAACCTATCATAGGGAAACCTCACTTGGAATACCATTTACATAAGCAATGTCTATTCCAAAGAATTGGAGTAATTTTGCAAATAAGTTTTTACCTGCACTTTGAATTTTCTTTAATGCCTTTTTAACACCAGCCATAATATTAGTTAAAATACTCTTAAACTTATTAATAGCATTTTTACCAAGTCGTTTTATATCACTACCAATACTACGAAGCATATCCATAGGACCTTCTGCAATAAAGTCTTCTGTCAACATTGAATTTAATTCACTATGCTGAGTCAATTCGTTTATTACAATACTATGGAATGAGTCATAACTTTCATTTGCTTTAGAAAGTCCAAGTCTAAATGTAGCATACGCTGCTGTAGCTGCACTACCCTTTTTAAAGGCCACATAAGGTTTAACATTTTTTGCATATTTGGCGATAAGTGGTGAGTCAACAGTATCAATACTTTGAATATCAACAGCACCAGTTGGACTGAATTTACCTAGAAGGTTTGCTGCAGCCTTACTTGATGGTGAACCAAATTTATGGTTACCTGTAGCTGCCTCAAATACAACGTGTTTTGCAAATAATGCATTTACTGCTGAGTCTTGGTTAATATAAGACTCAAGCATTTTGGTTAATTCCTTATTCTGTGCATCCTTCTTTTGAAAGTCCAATACTTCTGGAGACTTATTACCCTTTTTAACTTCTTGCTTTAGGTGTGTCGTGGTCTCTTTTGTAATAAGAGCTTCCATTTTTAATTCCATTGCGGATATAATGTTCTTTGCAAAAACAGCATCAGAACCTACTTCCTGCATTGCGGATTTAATAATCGCGATACCTTCTGCTGGGGAAGCAGATGCAAGTTGTGAGCCACCAGCCATTTTAAGGGATATCTTTTCTGAAAAGTCAGCAGAGGCAATGTCTGTTTTGGGAGTTTTATTTGCTCTTGGAAAGTTCCAAAGTGGCCCAAGTGTAACACTACCTATACCACGGCCGGTCTGAACTAATTTTTTGGATTTAATTTTTGAATTGAAATTTTTGGCAATTGTCATTGCAGCGTCTTCATATAGACTCCAAAATTTCATAGCAACTTCAGTTGTTTCTGGGTCGGTATCTTTATTGTTTATCTTGTTATAAGCATATACAATTATATCTTCCCATTCAGCACCAGTAGGAGCTTTAGTTGCACTGGCCATGTGCGTAAAGTTACCAGATTTGGCACCCTTACCACCAGATATTGAATAGACCTTTCCATCTGGAGCTTTAAAGTGTTTTGTAAACTCTCCACCTTGTGGCCCAGCATCTATAGCTTTTTTATTAAATGCAACGACTTCGAATACATCATCTTTTTTATAGCCAGCATCTTGGAGTTCTTTGAACCCATTGCCTTTATATACAAATTTGTGTCCTATTACATACTTCGGGTCCAATATAGACCCTTCTGTAATATAGTTGCGAAATCGTTTCATTAAAAAACCTACTGTTAAAAGCTAATATAGTCTTATTTATAAGCTTACTACCTAAAGTCTACTGTGTCACTGAACACACTTCTCTTCTTATTGCTACTGAGTCTCTGCCCAATATCTGTTTTATCAAATACAGGACCATCATCCTCATAGCTCTTTTTTCCACCACCAGAGCCACCTCCAGCTCCATTACCATCTAGGTTAATGTTCTGTTGTGCTGATTCCTCTAGTTCATAGATTTTCATTTTTGCACGTTCAATACCAACAAGGAACCTACGATAGTGGCTGATATCACCCCAGCGATTTTTCAACTGTTTAATCATCAACTGACCCATCTCATCTAGGTATTCAGAACTGACCAAACCAAATATGGCATCAGCTGTATGAGTAATACCCATTGATTCCGATGTATTGGTAAGATCGACATCACTATTTCCATAGCCATCTCTGTTAAACTGTGATGATGTGACAATTGCACAATTATATTCCATCGCAAGACCACGCACTTCCTCAGCAATAGATTTTACCAAAGTATAACTATTTGCTGCAGCAGCGCCTCGAACTCTTGATGAAGCACAGATGTTAAGATAATCCAAATATATGACATCAGGCTCAAAGCCCTTTTTCATTCTCAATTCATTTAATAGATGACGGAAGTGACCAGAATGGACACTGCCAGTTGGAAACTCTTTAATGACAAGTTTACCAGTTGTTTTAGATTTGTATCTTGCAATTCGTTTATCGTAAACATCTCTAGGAATCTCATTCACCTCATCGAGTGTGATATCCATAATATTAGCATCGATACGTCTACCAATTTCCTCTTCAGCCATTTCCATGGTGATATAAAGAACATTTTTACCATACATCAGATGATTAGCTGCCATGTGACATTTGATAAGTGATTTACCACCACCAGTTGTTGCCAATAACACCGTCATAGATTTACGAGGTAGTCCGCCTTTAGTTATCTTATTGAATATATCAATGTCGAATGGAATACGCTCTTCCTTTCTGTGGTAATGCTCATATCGGTCATCATGGTCTTCAAGGAAATCGTGACCAACTGATTGGTCAAAACTGATACCTAGTGAATCAGATAGAATTTTTGGAATTTCACCCTTGCTGACATCACCTTCGTTACCATCCAGAATGTTAATACTTCTACGAATTGAATTGTAGAGGTCCTTATCCTGGCAGAATTTTTCTGTTTCAGCCAATAGAAACTCTACATTAGTAGATGTGTCTAGCTCAAGGCTTGAAATTAGGTCAGATGTTTGATTGAATATATCTTCATTAAGGTCTGTCCTATGGTCAAGAGCAATACGCAGTGCCTCCCTTGAAGGAGGCTCTTTGTATTTTTCTACATAGTCAACAGCTGTTGAAAACAACTTACGAAAAGCAATATCATCAAAATAATCTTCTTTTAAATATGGAAAGACCTTACGGCTGTATTCCTCATTCAGTATCAGATTCGATAGTATTGTCTTCTCTATCATTATTTTCTCCATTCACATTGGTTAACTTATATTTATGTTCGACAAACAGCTTGAAGGATTCGTCCTTCATTAGGTTCTCGAAAAACTCATCATCAGATTCAATATCCTTAGACCTGCGTTTGCTGCCTAGGATTTCACCTGTTGATTTATCCACCACATTATACCATCCTTGCGTGGCCACTGTCAACCACCCGCCTTCAAGAGCGAGTTCAAATAGACTTGACCATTTTTGGATTCCAGAGTCATATAAGACTTTGAATGGTAGTTTTGCTTTCTCTTTTACATATCTTGATTTTTCAATGTTGATAGTAAATTTAAATCCAGCAAGGTCCTTTCCATCTTTTTCCTGTGCTTTGGAAATGATGAAGATTTGGTTAGCTGAATAATAGATACCAGTACCACCTGATACAATATTTTTAGGAAATAAACCAATTTCCTTATAAGTGTGGTTTACAGCAATACATGGAATGTCTTTGCCGGTAAGTTTAGGTGTGACAATACGGAACAATGATTTTAATTGTTTCGCACGAGACATGTCTGCAACAGATTTCTCATTTTCAGCATCCTCAACCTCTTTACGAGATGCAAGGTTGCCGATTGAGTCAATCATTACAAATACACGGTCGCCTTTGTCAACCTCATTTAACCTTTTGGTGATGTCAAATTTTAATTGTTCGACATCCTCAATAGGAATGTGTACGACACGGTCAATGTCGATATTATAACTCTCCAAATACTCGGGAGTGATACCATATTCTGAATCATATAGTAGTGCAACACCGTCCTTATATTTGTTGAGATAGGCCTTCATACAATAAAGACCGAGTAGGGTTTTAAAACTCTTTGATTCCCCAGCAACAACTGTCAAGCCAGGAATAAGTCCACCATCAAGAGAGCCACTGAATGCAATATTTACAATCGGTAGTTCTGTTTGAATGGGATCTTTTTCCTGAAAGAAAGCTGATTTGGATAGAACCGCAGAGGATTTAACTGACCCTGATTTGAGCATTTTATCAAGTAAACTCATATTTTATTCTCCGGTTAAGATTTGTTGTAATTTATCAGCGAAAGCATCAAGCTTTGCATAACGATCTGGCCAATAGATATAGTCCTTTTCTGGATTCGCCTTAAGGTTATTCAGTAAAGGAGTAATCGCATTATATAAGAGTTGAGCCTTTTCAGCCTCGGATTGTGCAGTTGCCGAAGCAGTTTCTGCAACAGATCGTGAATCTTGTACAACGGTCAATTCGTCTTCGGTCATAGCTGTAAAGCCAAAATCGAAGTCTAGTATAGTTTCTGTCTTATCAGACATAGTTATCTCCTAAAAGGTTGGAGACCAAGGCCCGAGCTGTACGTGTAAACACGAGCTCTTTTGAATGCCGAGGTCTCCAATAATCATTATTAGCTTCTTGCAAGCTCTTTAAAGATTGATAAATCATCATCGTCATCTGATGAAACCGAAGC